GCTCCGCGTGCGCATCCGCATTTCGACCCTTTGCCGCAGGATGCCCGCAGGCGTTGATTCTGGCCACGGTGAGACCGTAGCACATTGAGCACGCCAAGGGTTGCAGGTTTGGCAAAGTTGTGGCGCCTATGCCCCCTCAAATTGCCTCCAATTTTTTAAGTGTTACAACGCGAAAACCGTTGCGCTGCACTATGATTGCACCATGACCTGCGCACAGTGCCACCAATTTTTTACAGCTCGCGCCGGCGCCGTGACATGTTCGGTCAAGTGCCGCGTGGCGTACTCACGCCGACAGCCACCACGCGAGTTGATGGCGCTGCCTCGTTGGGTGCGACATCGCAACAAAGTGCCGATGACTGTCACTGGTCACAACGCCTCGAGCACCAACCCTGACACATGGGCTGACTTCGATACCGTTGCCCAGTCAGACATCGGTGACGGCGTTGGCTTCGTTCTCGCTGGTGATGGCATCGCCTGCATTGATCTTGACCATTGCCTCGTTGACGGTCGTGCATTGCCGTGGGCGCGTGACATTCTTGCGCGTTGTCCTGACACTTACGTTGAGGTGTCACCGTCTGGCACGGGTTTGCACATCTTTGGTTTTGCCGAAATTGGCAAAGGTCGGCGCGCCGATGGCGTTGAAGTGTATGACCGTGGGCGCTACATGACCGTGACGGGTCGCAGGTTTTCCAAGTTCCCTGCACGCCTTGCCAACATCACCGAACTTGTCGAGTCTTTGCCTGTCTAGTTTCACCTGCGAACTGAGGATTGTGACCTAATGCCTAACCCACCAAAGCCCATTGAGCAACAGCGCAAACTTGGCAACCCAGGAAAACGCGCCTTGCCTGCCGTGTCATCTGTGATTGCGCTGCCCGCTGCCGATGGCATCCCACCTGTGTTGCGGCCTTTGATGCATGAAGGTCAGCGCTTGTGGAATCGCGTGTGGAGTGAAGGCGCCGTGTGGTTATCGCCCAACACCGACATTGAACTTGTGCAGATGCTTGCCGAGACCATGGAGGAACGTGAGGCGTTGCGCGCCTATGTTCTCTCAGGTGAGGGCGAATGGCGTGACCGTGTTGCCTTGCGTAACATTGATGACCAAATCAAATCCATGTTGTCTGCCCTTGGCTTCACACCTGTTGACCGCACTCGCATGGGCGTGGCCGAGGTGCGTGCTGTGTCCAAACTTGAGGCGTTGCAGGCTAGGGCTGCGCAACGATAATGACCACAAAAGGTTGGCCACCTGCGCTGCTGACCAAGGTGCCTGCCGCTGATCGCAAGCGCGGTGATGGCGCACTTGTCACTGACTTCATTGAACAGATGTGCCCGCAAGTAAAAGACTCCATCGGCGGCAACGCCGGTCAACCTTTGATCATGCGGCCTTGGCAGCGTGAGTTGCTGTCTTATCTCTTTGCCCGCCGCCCTGATGGTCGCCTACGGCATCGCACCGCGTTGGTTGGTCTTGCGCGTAAAAACGGCAAGTCAGCCATCGGTTCAGGTATTGCCTTGCACGGTTTGATCATGGGGCCGCGTGGCGGTGAAGTTTACAGTTGCGCCGCTGACAGAGACCAAGCGCGCATCGTTTTCGGTAGCGCCAAGTCCATGGTGGAGAACTCACCCGAACTTGCTGCCATAACCAAGACTTATCGGGACGCCATTGAAGTGCCCAGCACCGGATCGGTATACCGAGTGCTTTCCTCTGAGGCGTTCACCAAAGAGGGATTGTCACCAACATTGGTGTTGTATGACGAGCTGCACGCCGCGCCGAACGATGAACTGTGGAATGTGATGTCACTGGCGCAGGCTGCGCGTGTCGATTCCTTGACCCTTGGCATCACCACCGCCGGCGTCAAAGGTGACAGCACCGGCCAAGACTCCACCTGCTACCGGCTTTACCAGTATGGCGAAAAGGTTGCCAGCGGTGAAGTGGATGACCCTTCATTTTTCATGGCGTGGTGGCAATCCAAAGACATTGACGACCACCGCGAAAAGACATCATGGCTTGCCGCCAACCCTGGCTTCGGTGACTTGCAAGATCCTGAGGATTTTGAATCTGCCGTCAAGCGCACACCTGAGAATGAGTTTCGCACTAAGCGGATGAATCAATGGGTGAACGCACAGACAGCGTGGCTGCCCTCTGGCGCGTGGGAGTCATTGCCTAAGGCCGAGCCACCTGACCACACCGTGCCCATCATTGTCGGTTTTGATGGTTCTTTCTCTGGCGACTCCACTGCCCTTGTCGGTGTCACTGTGGAATCTAAGCCGACAGCGTGGTTGATTAAGGCGTGGGAGAAACAACCCAATGACACCGATGACTGGCGTGTTGACATTGCTGAGGTTGAGGCCACCATCATGGACACTTGCCGTGACTTTAATGTGACCGAGGTTGTGTGTGATCCTTTCCGCTGGCAACGTTCCATGCAGGAACTTGCTGCGCTGGGTTTGCCGATTGTCGAATATAATTCAAGTAGTCCGGCGCGCATGGTGCCAGCGACAGCCAAGACCTATGACGCCGTAATGAGCGGCAATGTGCTACACGATCACAACCCGACACTTGTCAGGCATCTCAACAATTGTGTGGTCAAGACTGACAGACTTGGCCCGCGCATAACGAAAGAACACCGCAACTCACCGCGCAAGATTGACGCGGCGGTTGCATTTGTCATGGCGTTTGACCGCGCCACTTGGGTGCATGAGCATGAACCTGAGCCACCGTCAGTGAACTTTTTCTAGGAGACCAATGACCGCCAACGTGTTTCAGATTGCAGGCATTGCCGCTGTTGCACTTGGCGCCGGTCTTGTGTTTATCCCTGCCGGCGTAATTGTCGCCGGTCTTGGTCTTGTCCTTCTCGGTATTGCAATGGAGCGTGAATGATGCTTGGGCGTTTAATCAAACCAGCGACAGAGGAACGCGCAATAACTTATCAGTCATTGTTCCTGTCTGACCAAACATTCAGCCAGCAAACCCTTGCCGGTGTGCAGATGAATCAGACGGCGGCAATGAAAATTGGCGTTGTTTATTCTGCCGTGCGGTTGATTGCTGACACTGTTTCAACATTGCCCCTTGACGTGTTCTTCCGGCAAAACGGAGAGCGCCTACCATTCAGGCCAAAGCCAATGTGGATTGACCAACCAGAAGCCGACCCGACCGTTGGCCGCAGCGACTTTTACCAAACCATCATTATTTCAATGTTGCTGGCCGGCAACTCTTACACTCGCATCCTGCGCGACACTGACGGCAGCGTGTTGGCGTTGTCCAACCTTGACCCTATGCGCGTAACACCACGGCGCAACAATCGCGGCTTCATTGAGTTCTTGTTTGACAACAGCATTGTCATCCCTGGTGAGGACATGGTTCACATCACCGACATGCGCAAAGCTGGGGACATTAAAGGTGAGTCCCGCGTTGATCAACTCAAAGACGTGTTGGGAATATCCCGCGCCCTTGACGAGTTCTCTGCCCGCTACTTTGGCCAAGGCACTGTCAGTTCCGGCATCATTTCCTACCCTGGCGATATGACCAGTGAGCAGGCTGACCGGCTGAAGGAACAGTTTGAAAAGAACAGTCACGGCATGCGCAATGCACACCGGCCAAACATTCTCACCGGCGGTGCCAAGTTTGAGCGCATGTCAGACGATGCGCAACAGGCACAACTCATTGAGGCCAAGAAGTTTGCGGTTGAGGAAGTTGCGCGGATTTTCAAGATTCAACCTTCAATGCTCGGCTCACAGGTGCCAGGCGCCCGTGCCTACGCCAGCCAAGAGCAAGACAGCGTTTCATTTGTAACTATCACGTTGCGCCCAATCATTTACAAGCTCGAGGAAGCGTTTGGGCGTTTGCTCACACCAATCTCGCCTGGTGCGTTTTTGAAGTTCAACATGGAAGGTTTGCTGCGCGGCGATATCCAAAGCCGTTACGCCGCTTACTCCCAAGGAATCCAAGCTGGTTTCCTTTCCATCAACGACATCAGACGCCTTGAGGACTTGCGCAACGTTGAAGGCGGCGATGTGATGCGCGTACCGTTGTCACACGTTGACCTAGCAGCAGCAAACATTGTGGAGACTGACAAGCGTGTCGGCATGGCCGTGCGTTTGATTAGTGTCGGTTTCAATCCAATTGACGTGCTTTCCTCACTTGGTTTGCCGGCGATGGATCACACTGGCCTGCCAACGGTTCAGTTGCAGAACGCTGCACAGGTTGGCGAGTCTGGCGTTGACGTTGAGGAACTTTATTTAGGCGCCCGCGACTATGACCCCGAGGACATTGCCAACGCATTGGCTGAGGGTTTGCGTTCAATGCCTGCACCTGTTGTCAATGTCAACGTGCCAGAGGCTGCACCACGCACCCGCAACATTGAGCGCGACACTGACGGCAACATCACAAAGATTGTGGAGAATTAACCCATGGCACTGACAACTACTGGACGCAACGTTATGCTCAACGGTTTGACCGCCGCAGCAACGCATGTGTCACTTCATACCGCCGACCCTAGCACCAACGGCGCGAATGAAGTTACCGGCTCGCCGTACACACGCGAACTTGCTGACTGGGCTGCCGCTAGTGGCGGCACCGCTGTCAATGACGGCGCCATTGTCTTTGATGTCCCAGGTTCCACGACCATTGCCTTCATTGGTTATTGGTCGGCAGGAACCGCTGGCACGTTCTACGGTTCACGCGCATTGGACACCAATCAAACTTTCGCAACCGCTGGCACTTACACAATCGCCGCTGGCAACTTGTCTGAATCTGTGGCGTAGTCCATGGCTGGGCTGTTCACTCTTGACAGCGCAAGCCTTGGTCAACTTGACACCGATGTACTCGGTGGACAAGGCACCGGCTTTGTTGTTGGGCAGAGTACGAGCACCGGCCAAGTTGTTGGTGTTCAAGGTTTCACAGGTTCGGCAACAGGGTCAAGCACCACGACCGGCAGCGCCCTTGGTGTTGTTGGTTATGTTGGCAGTGTTGTTGGTTCATCGGCGTCAAGCGGTTCGGTTGTTGGTGTTGAAGGCAACACGGGCAGCGTCATTGGCGTCAGTGTTTCCACTGGCACCGCCGATGGCACGCCTGCACTTGTCGGCATTGTTGACGGTGAAAGTGTTGGCCAAGGCGCTGGCGCTGGTAGTCCTGCACTAGCTGGCAATATTGTTGGCGTTTCGGTTTCGACAGGTTCTGCATCCGGTTCACCTGATGGGCCCCCGCCACCGCCCCCGCCCGAGCCTGAGGTTGTCACTGGTCACCTGCCGTTTTTCCAATACGTGCCAAGACCGCAACCGATCCGGCCAAGACCGCAACAACCGCAGCCCACAATGCACACAGGTGGGGCAAAAGGCAACACACAGACGTTTGCCACCGTGGTTGGTGCCTTAGGGTATGCCGGAAAAGTTAGCGGCTCACAGACGGTTTCAGGGCAGTTTGCCGGTGTGCGTTATCCGAGTGATGAACTGGTGGCGCGTTGGGCGCGTCAACTAATTGAACACGAACTTTTGACATTGGAGTTATTGTGATTACAAGCGGACAAGCGACTGTTGGAACAGCCACCCCCGTGCAGATTGATGGGTCAAGTGTTAACCCAATCTATTTGACAGTTCACAACAATGACAACACCAAGGTTATATATCTTGGCGGCACTGGTGTTTCCACAACTACTGGCTTGAAATTGTTGAAAGAGGAGACACTTCAATTCACACTTAATCCTGGTGAAGCCCTTTATGCAATAAGTGCAAGCGGTGACCACGTTATAAGTTGGTTAAGGCAGACGGTCTGATGCCATATTTCATCACCGACAAGGCGGCAGATTGCAGCGGCTGGGCAACCATCAAAGATGACGGTGAAGTAATCGGTTGCCATGAAAGCAAGGCTGAAGCGATTGCGCAAATGGTCGCTGTCAGTATTGCCGAGGACATGGAGCCCGGTGGCGAACGCGCACTGCCAGAGAATTACCGGCCAGCGTTGGCACTTGACGTTCCTGACGGTCGCGCCTGTGGCAATTGCTTTTTCTATGATGAGACAAACATTCAAGGTGACAAAGCGTTCTGCACCCGCTGGGATGAATACGTCAACGGCGCCTACTACTGCAATGCGTGGCAGCCTGATGTTGAAGAGCGCGCGCCGGCGCCACCATCTGACCAGATAACGGGCAGCGATGAAAACGAGCCGGGCAGCGCCGCAGGAACTGGCGGTGACATTGAAGTCAGTGAAGCAACACGCACCGCATTGGAAAACAAAGTCACTGAACACAATGACGCAATGACTGCGCGAGACCGGCCTAGTTGGACGCGGGCAAGAATCGGCACGTTGCTCGCTGTTTATCGCCGTGGTTCTGGCGCTTACAGCACCAGTCACCGCCCCGGCGTTTCCCGAGCTGCATGGTCAATGGCTAGGGTCAACGCTTTCCTGTATTTGTTGCGCGTTGGCCGTCCACAAAATTCTGCATACATCACAGACAATGATTTGCTGCCAGCGGATCATCCACGCAGCACCAAGAGAACAGCGCCAGCGATTGTTGAGACACGGGCAACACCGCCAAACTACATGCAAGAAGCGGCAGCGCGTGGTCTTGAGTTACGCCGTGAAGGTTTTGCCGGTGACGGTGTAACCGACAAGACTGTTCGGGAAGCGCGTGAAATGGCTGACGGCAACATCAGTGATGACAAGATCATCAGAGCGTTTGCATGGTCACAGCGTCACGCCGTTGACTTACGAGCACCAAAAAACAACGACCCTGACCACCCTGACTGGCCCGGTGCCGGAGCGGTGGCGCATTACTTGTGGGGAATCAACCCACTAAACCCACAGCCTGCAATCAGGTTTTTGGAACGTGAATCAAACCGTTTGCAAGGAAGGACAACAATGAGTGACCTAGAGATCAGAACAATTGACACGGAGCCTTTGGAGCTGCGCGCAGCCACAACCGGTGACGGCATGACCTTCATGGGATATGCAGCCCGATACGATTCTCCGTCTTTGCCCTTGCCATTCGTTGAAAGAATCGCCCCTGGTGCTTTTACGCGGTCACTCAAGTCACGCAATGACATCAAGATGTTTGTCAATCATTCTGATTTGCATGTGCTGGCGTCAACTCGGTCAAAGACCTTGCGCCTTGAGGATCGTCCTGACGGTTTATATGTTGAGGCAGATTTGCCAAATGTTACTTATGCAAATGACCTTCGAGTGCTGATTCAAAACGGAACGGTCAATACAATGTCATTCGGTTTTTCCACCGTGCGTGATTCGTGGAGTGACAACGGTGCCGAACGTACATTGCAGGAAGTGCGAATACATGAGGTATCGGTTGTCACTTCGACCGCTGCGTACCCTGCAACAACAGCAAGCGTTCGCAACTTACGACTCATTGCGCACCGCACGTCAACCGACTTTGATGCACTCACTGACGCTATTGCTGCGTTGGAACTTGGTGAGTTGTCAGACGATCAGGCAAGTTTGCTGCGCACTGTCGTTGATAGCGCCGCCGGCAAGATTGATGAAGTCCCCGCTGAGGCTAATGTGCCGATGGGGATTTTGATGAACAAATTGGATTTGATTGCAAAGCAACTCAACATCTGATTTATCGCAGTGAATAGAAAGCCCTGACCACACATTGAAACTGTCAGGCAACTGGGTGCAATTCCCAGCACTGCACTGTGCGCAAGGTCGGAGCCGACCAGCGCCATTTGGGTAGCGGAGCCGCGCCCTTGTCATTCCTGCGACTTAATCAAATACACATAGGAGAAACATGTCTTACCTTGAGCGGCTTATTGAAGCCCAGAATAAAGACCTGTATTCTGCACGCGCATACCTTGAGCGCGCAGAGGCAGAGAAGCGTGAACTGTCCGTTGAGGAACGTACCGCATGGGACGCACTCAACAAAGAAATGGACAACCGTCAAGACCACATCAATGAAGTTCGGTCATCCGAACAACGTGACGCCAAAGTTGCAGAGGCAATGTCCTTTGCGCCAGAGGTTCGCACCGATGCTATCAAGTCAGACACTCGCAGTGATTCAGACATCCTGCGCGCAATGGCTCGTGGCGAAATTCGTTCATACAAGTTTGAACAGCGCGCACTTGCTGAAGGAACGGCAACAAAAGGCCCAGAATTAGTACCACAAGGGTTTTTGGCCACCGTTCAGGCTAAGTTGCTCACCACCGGCCCCATGCTCGATGGTTCAGTTGTTAACCTGTTGAACACCAACAGTGGCAACGACATCAAGGTGCCTGTTGAGTCAACACGTCCCGCTGGTACCGCAGTCGCTGAAGGTGCAACCTTTGCAGTCTCTGACCCAACGTTCAGCAACTTGACACTGCGTTCACACAAGATCGGCACGCTCGTTGTGGCATCTCGTGAACTCGTTGAGGATTCCGGCATTGACTTGCAAGCTTTCCTTGGCGCACAGATCGGTGTTGCACTCGGAACCGCAGCCAACTCACTGTTGACTCTCGGAACCGGAACGGTGCAGCCTCGCGGAATTAGCGTTGCCGCAGGTTCAGGCGTCACTGGTGGCACTGGCGTAACAGGTGCCTTCACCGCTGACAACTTGATCAGCCTAATGCACTCGGTTGATTCGCTGTACGCGGCTCAGCCAGGTGCCGGTTGGATGATGTCACGCGCAACCATGGGCAGCGTTCGCCAGCTCAAGGGTGCCGAGGGCTACCTATTCCAGACGTATGCCGCTGAAGGCATGGTTGGCTCGTTGCTCGGATATCCGGTCAGAGAAAACCCATATGTTGCCAGCGCAGGAACAGGCGTCAAGTCTGTTCTGTTCGGTGACATCGGCGCATACATCACACGCAGTGTGGGTGGCATTGAAGTGGTTCGCTCAGATGAAGCGTTCTTCCTCTCGGATCAAATTGCGTGGCGCGCAACCATTCGCCTTGATGGTGACCTTGGTGGCGGCGGCAGCGATGCCGTGAAGTACTTCATTGGTGGCGCCTCCTAGTAGGTAGCACCAATGAGTTAGGTGTGTGGGAGGTCGGGGCGCAGGACTGGCCTCCCACACTTCACCCCTGCAAATCCTGCGCAACCTGCGAATGGAGATCCCTGTGAATAATCCAATGGCTATGTTGTGGCACAGCAATGCACCGTGGTGCGGTACTGGCTACGGTACGCAAACGGCGCAAGTTGTTGAGCGTATGAAACGAGACGGCCACGCCATTGCCGTCAATTCCAATTATGGCTTGCAAGGTATGCGCACAGAGTGGAATGACATTCCCATATTTCCAATGGGCATTGAGGCTTATTCCAATGACACCGTGCGTGCAAACTTTGCACAATGGAAACGCGAAAACCCTGACCTACCTGCCCACGTTGTCTGTCTGTTTGATGCGTGGACAATGCCTGAGGCAATGTGGAAAGACGTGCCCACGAGTGTGTGGACAATGGTTGACCATCAGCCACTACCTCCCAAAGTTTTGGAAGTCTTGCAACGCCCAAACTTCACGCCGATTGCGGTGACCAAGTTTGGACTGGATCAAATGCAGCGCGCCGGCTTGGAGTGCATCTATATCCCCATGGCAATTGACACCAAGATGTACACACCAGGTGCAACCTATGAAGGTCAGACTGGCCGCGAGTTGATGAACTTCAAACATGATGACCCTGACAGTTTGTTTGTCGTGTCAATCATTAACGCCAATAAAGCCAGCGGCGCCGGTGGTATCCACCGCAAGAGCTGGGCTGAAAACATTTTGGCGTTCTCAATCTTTGCTCAAGACAAGCCTGACGTTAGGTTATACCTGCACACCGAGCGATTCGGCAACCACGGCGGTCTGGCACTTGACTTTCTGTTGAAGGCTTGCGGATTGCAAGATGGCGACAATTACAAATTTGTCAGCCAACATGCCATGCACAACGGTATCCCGAGTGAGGCAATGGCTGCACTATTCAACGGCACCGATGTACTACTTGCCAGCACCATGGGCGAGGGATTCGGTTTGACCCTGTTGGAAGCGCAAGCCTGTGGCACCGTGGCAATCGCTAATGACTTCAGTGCATCACCTGAGTTACTCGGTGACGGTTGGTTGACAGAGAATCAGCCATTCTGGGACGGCACACAACTGTCATGGTTTGCCACTCCGAACATCCCCAGCATTGTTGACGGCCTTGAGGCCGCATACAAACGCGGCAAGGGACGCAGCGACAAGGCACGCAAACACGCCCTTGAATATGACGCTGACAGGGTGTGGAAAAAGTATTGGAAACCATATCTGAAAATGCTGGCAGCATGAGCGTTGCGTGGGTAACGCATCACCTACCCCGTGACACCGACAGCGCTAACCCTGCGCACTTGCCTGGTAAGTATGTCGGCGGCGCTGAGATGACTGACGCCACATTGTTGGAAGCTGCGCCGTTAGATGTTGACCTTGTGCCTGCATGGGAGTGGGAGAGGGCGCTGAGCGCCGACCACATCATTGTGACTGGCACTGACTTGCTGCCTGATGAAGCAATGACGCGCCTAGCGGATATGAAGCCGACAGTGTTCTTACACCATCAGCAACCCCGCAACGAGGCACGGCGCCAGTTGATCAATGCGGCGAAGGTATTGATTTTGCACACGCCAGCACATGAGGCGATTGAACGCCAATGGACGCAGCCGAAACGTGTCGAGTTGGTGCTGTCACCAATGAATCCAACCGAGTGCCGGATTGAGACTAAGCAAGATCACGCGGTATGGGCGCAAAGGTTGCACGATTTGAAAGGCCCATTGGCGGCGCGGATGTGGGCAAGTGAGAACAACATCAAATTGAAAATGTTGACTAACGCGCCACGCAATGAAGTGTTGGACTCGCTGGCGGTGGCTAGGTGGTTTGTCCACTTGCCGCTTGGTTTTGAGTCTGAGTCACGCGCCACCATTGAAGCGGTTCTGTCTGGGTGCGAGTGCATCACCAATGACCGAGTTGGGATTACGAGCGTGGACGGTTGGCAGGATGCTGGCCGATTGTCTGAGATGGTGTCAACAGCGGCGCAGACTTGGTGGCAGGTGGCGTTGCCATGATTGCGGTGCTGATTCCGACACTGGGCCGAGCACACAACATTAAACGGGTCATTGATGACCTTGAGCCTACGGCGCCGCGCAACTTGATTGACCCCATTTTTATTGTTGAGGAACACGACACACCTACCCGCGAAGCCATCGAAGCGATACAGCGCACCTACATCATTAACAAGCGCAGTCCGTCATACTCTGGCGCAATCAACACCGCCGTTGACGAGACCACGCACGAGCACTTATTTGTGGCCTCTGACGACCTACATTTTCACAATGACTGGCATGTGCCATTGTTGGAGATCGCTAAGAATTACGGCCTTGTTGGGACGAATGACCTGCACAACCATGACGTGCTAGCAGGTAGTCACGCCACGCATTACTTGGTGACCCGTGAATATGCCGAACGTGGCACCATTGACAACAGCGCGCCCTTATTGCATGAGGGCTACACGCACAACTATTGCGACACCGAGGCCGTGGCAACTGCCAAGTTCCGAGGTCAGTTCCGCGCTTGCCTTGACTCAAAAGTTGAACACCTGCATTGGGTTTGGGGCTTGGCAAACATGGATGATACTTACAACAAAGGTTCGTTGTATTTGAATCAAGATCAGGCGTTGTTCACAAATAGGTCACACTTGTGGACATAGCAGTCACCGGCGCCGGTGGCTTCATTGGGTCAAGCATGGTGGGTTACTTGGCCGACCGTGGCCACAATGTCATGGCTATTGCGCGCAACATCCCGCGAGATCCGCAGCGCCTGAGCAACTGGAACAAAGCACAGCGCGTTCAGCTTGTCGCCCTCGACAAATATCAACCCAATCTTTCCGGCATTGAAGTTGTCTACCACTTGGCTGCCGACCACGGCGGCGTTGGCTACTTTCACGCACACGACTTTTGGCCTTACGTTGTCAACATGCGCATTGACAGCAACGTGTTGGAAGCGTGCATCAATGCTGATGTGTCGCGCACTTTCGTGGCAAGTAGTGCCTGCGCGTATCCGACCACGATGCAGATGGAGCCAGGGTCACCACCGCAACTGCATGAGGGTTTATTGGAGTACGGCCCAGCGGATCAAATGTATGGCAGGGCGAAACTCATGCTCACGTTGTTAGGTCAGCACGCGCCCATTGATGTTCGAGTTGGAATTTTGCACACTATCTATGGCACCGGCCAGACTCACGCAGGTGAGCGCATGAAGTTCCCCACCGCGATTGCCACCAAGATGTTGGCGGCACGCGAGACAGGTCACGTTGAGATTTGGGGCAACGGTGAGCAGCTGCGTTCTTACCTGTGGATTGATGACGCCCTTGCAAAGATTGAAGCCTTGACAATGGATTCTGAAAACATTGGCCCAACAAACATTGGTTTTCAAGGCGCGGTGAGTGTGCGTGAAGTTGCTGAATTGTGCGCTCAAATTGTTAGCATCGATCCGGCTTACACTTACACGACAGACAAGCCCAGCGGCGTGTTATCCCGAGATTGCAGCAATGCAAAGTTCTGGGAACGATACGGACACATGGAAAACACTGGCTATGCCCAAGGCTTTGGCCGCCTCATTGAATGGTTGGAGACCACACATGGCAATAACTAACGGCTACTGCACTTTAACTCAGATCAAAGCCGCAACCAAGATCACGGACGCCCTTGACGATTCATTGCTAGAGATGGCAGTGGAGTCGGCTAGTCGGATGATTGACGCCGAGTGTGACCGGAACTTTTTTAGTGCAGGAACGGCAACCCGCGACTTTACACCAAACGATGATTACACGGTGGACGTTGATGACCTGACTAGCATTGTCAGTGTCAAGTTAGATGACGCCGGTGAGTTGACATTCTTGATTACCCTTGAGACTAATGACTACCAGATCGAGCCATTGAACCAACGGGTCAGCGGCAACTTTTTCCCCATCTCACGGCTGCGCATGGTCGGTGAATATTTGCTGCCCATTTACAAACGGCAGGCAACGGTGCGCATTGAAGGTGTTTACGGATTTACACCAACGCCCATTCAAGTAACCCAGGCAACAGTGATTCAGGCGTCAAGAATTTTCAAGCGTCTTGATAGTCCCCTCGGTGTTGCCGGCTTTGGAGACATGGGCGCCATCAGAGTGGGCAAAGTTGACCCCGATGTTGCCATGCTCATTCGCCCCTTCAAAAAGATTGCAGCAAACTAATGGCTGACGTTTCCGCGCTACGAGCTGGCATTGCCACCAACTTGGCAACCGTGTCAGGTTTGCGCACCGCGGCAACGGTGCCCGACCAGATCAACCCACCAGTTGCCGTGGTCATGCCTACCTCCATTACTTACGACACCGCCTTTGCACGCAGCGGCGGTGACGAGTATGAGTTCAGCGTCATGGTTATTGTTGGCCGTGTTGATGAACGGATGGCGCAGAATAAGTTGGACGCATACTGTTCAGGCAGTGGCGCACAAAGTATCAAAGCGGCCATTCAATCCAATAGAACTCTCGGCGGTCAAGCCTTTGACTGTCGGGTAACATCCCTGCGCAGTTACAACCAAATCAGCGTTGCTGATGTCACTTACTTGGCAGCGGAATTCGTTGTCCAAGTTTACGCATAAGGAGAGCCAAACATGGCAAAATATGTTGTTCAGAATCCCGTGGTGGTTTTCGCTGGCGGAACCATCAGCGCAAACGTTGCACAAGCCACAATCGCACTTGAGGCAGATGATATTGAGGTGACCAGTTTTTCCAGCAATGGCTACAGGGACAGAATTGGCGGGTTGAAATCCGGCACATTGTCCATGGAACTTCACCAGGACTTTGCGTTGGCATCAATTGACTCAACGTTTTTCACTAACCTTGGCGGAACCGCTGCTGTTGCTATTCGACCAGCAGGAACTGCTGCCGCAGGGTCGGCTTCCCCAAGTTATGAATTTGCCGTACTTGTTTCAGAATATAGCCCAATCGATTCAGCCGTTGGCGACCTCGCTACATTTTCCGTGAGCTTCCCAATCACCGGCGCAGTAACACGCGGCACCGGCGCCTAGTTCTAATTCATTCCACCACCTACGCAAGGGAGTCCTGCAATGAAAATGAATCTGGATGTTGTTTATAACGATGGTTCTACGGCGGCAGCCTCGGTTGCCGCCGTGGACTTCGTTGGCTTTGAGGAAACTTACAACCGCAGCGTTGCAAAGTTTCAGACAGAGTTGAAGTTCACCGACTTGTGCTGGTTGTCATGGCACGCCTTGAGTCGCAAACAAAAAGACTTAGGCGACTTTCACGCATGGTTGGAAAATGTTGAAAGCGTCACGTTTGGAGAAGATTCCGAAATTGTCCCTTTGGAGAGCAAAGCCAACACTGGGCAATAGTCCACTTGGCTTATGAGTTCCATATCGCACCGTCAGTGCTGTTGCAAGAATCGGATCGGATGTTGACAACGATGCACCGATATTTGCGTTGGCGGCATGTTGAAACAAACAAGGCGCGGAGGAAGGGCTGACAATGGCTGGCGGTCTGAGTGGTTGGAAAATTGAAGTCACTAATCTTAAGCAATTGATGAACGCCTTGGAAGTCATTGACAAATCTGCTGCCAAGAACATTCAGAAAACAATCACTGGCGTTGCCAAGCGTGTTGTTGTTGACGCGACTTATTTGACACCTAGCAGCAACCCATTGAGCAACTGGGGTCAGTGGAGATTCTCCCGTGATGGCCGTGACTTGTCATTTGATTCCGGTGAAGTTGCCAGAGGTTTCAAGGTCAAGAAAAACAATTTCAGGCGCAAGGGCGTCAGTGCCGGTCTTGGTTATGATGTTATCCAAACCAGCGCCGCCGGCGCCATCTTTGAAGTCATGGGTGACGGTTCACGGGTTACAACTGGCGGCGGTGAAAACTTGGTCAAAGTTATCAACCAACGTTTCCCACGCAAACAACCACGCACGTTGATTGCAGCGTATTACCAGAACATGAGTCAAGACATTCGTGATGCAATCCGTGACCAAATAATTGATGAAGCGCGAAAGGCAGGGTTGAGATAATGGCAAAGACCGGCGCTCGCGTTCACATTTATGGCGACTATGACGGTGCAGGAGTTCAGAAGGCCAAGAAAGACATCTCAACGCTTGACAGTCAGGCCAAAGGTTTTAGCAAATCATTTAGTAGCTCGTTTGCTGGCGCAGGCGCAGCCATCGGTGCGGCCTTTGGTGTTGGCGTTATTGGCCGCAACGTCCTTGACTTTTTCCAAAGTTCGGTCACCGCTGCCCTAGCCGATGAAAAGGCAATGCGTTCCCTTGAGATCGCGTTGCAGAATGTTGGCGCAGCGCACCAAGTTGCACCCATTGAGAAGTTCATTGACGCCTTGGCGCGTGAGACTGGCGTGGCTGATGACAAGTTGCGGCCTGCTTTCCAAAGACTTGTCACCGCCACTGGTGATGTTGGGTTATCGCAAAAGAATCTGCAACTGGCGATGGATGTCAGCGCGGGAACTGGCCGTGACCTTGAAGCCGTCACCCTAGCCCTTGCCCGTGCGTTTACAGGATCGACCACTGGGCTGTCACGCCTTGGCGCTGGCCTTGATGCCAACCTGCTCAAGTCCAAAGACATGGACAAGATCACGGCTGCATTGTCTGACAGGTTCTCTGGCCAAGCTGCTGCCGCTGCCGATACTTACCAAGGCAAGATCAACCAACTGAACATTGCTGTCGATGAAGGCAAGGAACTCATTGGCGTCGCATTACTGAACGCGGTTGAGGATATATCCGAAGCCTTTGGCGGCACCTCTGGCATGGCCGATGCAGTTGACACAGCGGCGCAGTCAATGGCTGACTTGATTACTGGTGTGGGTTTGACCATCCAACCTTTGAATAATCTTGTCACTAGCGTGAACAAGACAACAGGTTCGACTTTCGAGTTCTTTGATGTGTTGAAGTTGACCACGAATCTTTTCCCACCGTTGGCCACTGTTGTGAAAATTACTCAGGGTTTGATTAACGCGGGCGCTGCATCACGCACGACAACTGAAAAGCAAGCCAACGCATTGCAGAAACTCAAGGGCGAATACATTAGCGCCACGGGCGCGATGATTGGTGTTGTGTCCGAGCAGGGCAGGTTGCGCGGCGCATTAGATGCAACAACTGTTGCTGTGGTCAACCAGTTTTCCGCCATGTCGTCACTTGATCAAAAGATGCAAGACGCTGGCACCCGCGCAATTGTTATGGCTAACAATGATGCAGCGGCGCGCAGAATAACGGCGACAGCAACAACCTCTGTTGGCACGTCAAGTGCCGCCGCCGCAAAAGACGTGTTCACTTTCAAAGAGGCATTAGCCCAGGTCAACAGTGAAGGCTTGGAAAAACTTAACGCCAACTTGCAAGCCGCACAAGACGAGTTCAATGGTTTTCGCGATTCCGTTGCTGGCGGTTTGACCGGTCAGTTGAACTTTGCCAGCGCCGTGGACAAAGCCAAAGAGGGCGGCACCGGAATTGTTGACGGGATCTCTGCGCAGGCCGGTGGCATCGTCAAATTCGGTGAGCAATTGCAAGGATTGCTCAAGACAGAATTGAGCGAGGAAGCATTCACCGCTGTGGCTGCATTGTCAGCTGAGCGTGGCGCACAGTTGGCAAAAGAGCTGCTAAGCGGCAATGGTGCAGTCTTGGTTGAGCAACTCAACACCGCCGTTGCCTCAGTGAGCGCTATCGCCGACGCCGTTGGCGAACAGTCTGCAATTAAGTTCAAAGCTGCCGGCGTCAAGACAGCAGAGGACACCATTGACGCTTTCAAAGAATACATGGGCAAAGACGGCATTGGCCGCAAACGCCTGATGAACGTAATGGACAACCTAGCCGATGCCGCAACCCGTGAGGTGCGCATTGACGTGCAGGTGACAAGATCAATCAATGAAATTGTGACGCGCATTAGTTCAGGTGTCACCAGCGGCGGCGTACCAGGCAGAGCCGCTGGCGGCCCCGTGTCTAGTAACCGCCCCTACATTGTCGGCGAGGTTGGCCCCGAATTGTTTGTGCCTTCATCATCGGGCAACATCGTGCCGAACAATCAAATGGGCGGCTCGGTCATCAACCTCACCGTCAATGCCGGCATGGGCGCTGATGGCACCCAGGTTGGTGAACAGATTGTGAGCGCGTTGCGTCAGTATCAGCGGCGCAATGGTGCGCTGCCGTTGACGGTGGCGTAATGCAGCCCACGGTTCGCATTGCCTTTGACTTGTCTTTGGCCGGTGCCGGTAACTTTTTCACCCTTGACGATACGACTAAAGGCGAGCTGGACAATGCCACGTTCTTGTTGGCTGGTGAAGTCTTTGAGGATGTCTCTGACGATGTGCGGTCGGTGTCGGTGCGCCGTGGTCGTTCGCGTGAGTTGACGGCGTTCACGGCAGGCCAAGCCTCTGTGGTGTTGGATAACCGTGCGCGGTTGTATGACCCCACGGCAGGCACGGCGGTGTCGCCTTATGCGCCATCGATTCTGCCGCGCAAAGCGTTGTCCATCGAGGTCGGTGGGCAGGCGTTGTTCACCGGCATTGTTGAGGACTGGGATCTCCAATTTTCCCTTGACGGTGATGCCACGACTACGGCGAAAGGCACTGACGGTTTCACCCTGTTGGCTGGGGAAACAATCACGGCAGGGACGGCAACGGCGCAAGCATCAGGTGCTCGGGTGTCTGCCATTCTCACTGACGTTTCTTGGCCTATTGGTAAGCGGCGCATTAACACCGGTGTTGCATCTTTGGGCGCTGATGTCATTGCGGACAACACCACCGCCCTGTCGTACTTGCAGACCATTGATGTCTCCGAAGGTGGCGCGTTATTCATTGCCAAAGATGGCGTCCTTGAGTTCCTTGAGCGTCCAACTTCACAAGCTGCGCCGACAGTGTTTTTCAAAGATGACGGCACCGGCGTTCCCTTCTCTGATATATCACTGGAGTTTGGCACGGAGTCTTTGTTCACGCAGGTGTCAGTGCAATACGTTGGCGGCACCGCCATTGCCACCGCTGGCAACGCTGCCGTCAACAACTACGGGCTGACCGTGTTGGACATCAAGACACTGTTGGCCGATGTTGACGAGGCGCAAGACATTGCCGACTTTTATTTGTTCCGGTATTCCGAGCCACAGGTACGGGTCAACGGTCTTGAAGTCCGCATCAACGCCCTCACCCTGGCACAACAAGCACAGGTGCTTGGCTTGGAATTGGGAACGCCTGTGGGCATTGTGTTCACACCGCAGGGTATTGGTTCACCGATTGAACGCAGCGTGGTTGTTGACCAGATCGAGCACAACATCACGCCCGCTGACCATTCAGTGCGGTTCAACTTCTCAGAGACTTTGACCGCGTTTGTTCTTGACCTTGATCAACTTGACGATGGCCGGCTCGGATTCTAACTAAGGGAGTGACATGCCACCAAGTGGTTTCAAAGTGTTCACGGCTGGGGATGTTCTCACAGCTGCTGATGTTAACAATTACATAATGCAACAGCAGGTGTGTGTGTTTGCTTCCGCTGCTGCGCGTGGCAGTGCTATCGCTTCACCCAACGAGGGTCAGTTTGCTTTCTTGAAAGACACTGACACCTTGACATTCTATGACGGAACAGATTGGACGGACTTCTAATGGCTGCTGGCGGTTTCAAAACATTCACGGCTGGTGACGTTCTCACTGCGGCTGACACTAATGACTATTTGATGCAAGGCATTTTGGTGTTTGCATCATCGGCTGCGCGTGGGTCGGCTATTGCATCGCCAGTGGAGGGCATGTTTTCGTTTCTCAAAGACACCGACACGACCGAGGTCTATGACGGTACCGACTGGGTAGAGACCGGCGGCGCCCTCGGTGGCGCAGCGATCAGCAGCCCCGCACCGACAGGCGATTACGTTGACGGTGGCGTGACCTACGATTATTGGACTTTCAATTCAAGTTCATCAATCACTGTGTCAACCTCTGGACTGGCTGACGTTCTCGTTGTGGGCGGCGGTGGCGGCGGCGGGACTTCACAAGGCGGCGGCGGTGGCGGCGGCAAGGCTATTTCATCTCAGAATTATTTCTTAAGTGCAGGCACGTTCACTGTGACTGTCGGTGCTGGTGGTGCCGGTGCTGTCAACTCAACCGCTTTTCGTCCGGCACCAGCCGGTGGAAGTTCACGATTTGCTGATGTAATCTCCGCAGGTGGTGGCGGTGGCGGTATCAATACTACAAACCGAGCATCTGGATTTGACGGCGGCGATGGAGGAAACGGTGGTGGTGGTGGTGGTGGCAGTGCTGCTGGTGCGTCCAATTTCGGCAATTCAATTCAAGGTGGTTTCAATGGTGGTTCGGGCGCTGTAATTTCAAACGGTGCCGGTGCTGGTGGTGGTGGCAACACTGTGGCGGGGGGCACGCCAACTGCATCAGGGCCGGGAGGCGCAGGCGGCGCAGGTTTAACATCATCCATTGTTGGATCGTCAACTGTTTACGGCGGCGGCGGTGGTGGTGGTGTCGTTACTGGAAACACTGCTGGCGTTGGTGGTAGCGGTGGAGGTGCATCAGGAACGGTCGGGAACGTAGTTCCAACGGCAGCAACCGCGAACTTGGGCGGCGGTGGCGGTGGTGCGGGAACAACAGCGAACGGCGGCGCTGGCGGTTCCGGTGTAGTCATCATCCGTGTTGCACGCCCTTACACACCTGTTGCTGGTGCGGCTTCACTTGGTGGCACAGCGACTGGAACGTATACGGTCGGCGGCGCTGACTATGCTTATTACACATTCAATTCGTCTGGCACGTTGACGGTGAACGTTGCCGGTTTCGCGGACGTTCTCGTTGTCGGCGGTGGTGGCGGCGGTGGTGCCAATAACACTGCTAGTTTTTTTGGTGGTGGTGGCGGTGCTGGAGGATATCTTTCAGCGACCAATGTTTATTTGGCGGCAGGAACGGCAACGGTAACTGTTGGTGCTGGTGGAGCAATAGAAAGAACCGGAACCACTTCACGTTTGGATGTTTATTACGGAATCGGTGGAGGAACTGGAGGCAGAGGAAACATTGCTGCTGGTGGCGGTGGAGGTTCTGGCGGTGGCGGTGGAGGTAATTCAAGTCCCGCTGGGGCTGGTGTAAGCACCCAAGGTAATAACGGTGGTGCTGGTGGCGGAGGTTTCGGCGGTGGCGGTGGTGGTGCTGGTGCTGCTGGAGTAGCCGGAACAAGTACTGCTAACGGTGGCGCTGGTTTGGCTTCAAGTATTACCGGATCGTCAGTCACTCGTGCCGGTGGCGGTGGCGGAGGTGCAACAGGTAGTGACGGTGCTGGCGGCACTGGTGGGGGTGGTGCTTACAACACCGCTGGAACGGCTAATACTGGCGGTGGTGGTGGAGGAACTAACACTGCAAACACACCGGGCGCAGGCGGCTCTGGTGTAGTCATCGTGGCAGTTCGCACCGCTTAATTCATTCAACTATTGAAAGGAAAGTCATGGCACATTTCGCACGCGTAGAGGACGGCATTGTCCGTGAAGTGATTGTGGTTGGTAATGATGACTGCGCCGGCGGTGACTTCCCAGAGTCCGAGGCAGCGGGTCAGGCGTTCATTGCCAGCATCGGTTTGGCAGGACAGTGGCATCAGACCTCGTACAACGGCAACTTTCGTGGAACCTACGCCGGCATCGGTTTCACCTTTGATGCTGACGCTGACGAGTTCGTTGCACCCGCAGCACCAGAAGCTGAGGAATTAGAAGCACCGATCGAGTCATGAC